TGCGTAGGCCTGCGCGGCCTGCGTGTCGTCCTGCTTCGTCTGGTCCTCCATCTGCTGGAGGGAGTTGCCAAGGGCTCGCGTGTCGAGAGCACCTAGAGCCTTGGCGAGCTGGAAAGCCCCAGAGGCGTCCGGGTCGAAGCGGGCCTGGATTGGGCGGATGGACTCAGCCATCACGGCCTGGGGCTGCTCACCCCGGCCTTGGTACTGCACTTGAACCCGTGCCATTAGTTCTCCTTAACGTCCACCCCGTGTCTGCACAGCAGGCGTACGGGTGGAGTTGTAGTAGTCGGCCCCAGCGCTAGCGATCCGTAGACCGGCACCGATGTAGTCGGGGGCCTGCGGGGTGCGGAGGGAGTTGATGGAAGAGGAGGTCTCGTTGAAGGCGTTCTCACGCTTCACGTTGAGGGCCACGTTCTGGCGGAGGTAGTTCTCCTCCACGTTGGTGTTGTCGTAGCCAGCCTCACCGGCCAAGTCCCGAAGCAGCGCTTCTACAGAGAGACCAGCGACACCGGCTTCACCTGCGGAGACCCTTGCGGTGGCCTGAGCGGCCCTGGAGGCTGCATTGTTTTCGTTGATCTTTTGCGCGGCATCCGACTGCATCTGATTCCGAGTAACCTCGATGTTCGCTAGGTTGCCTCGGTATGCATTCATCTGGCCTTCATATTGGGCCTCGTTGTACTGGCCCTGGGCTTTCATATTCTGCTGCTGTGCGTAGACCGTTGTGGCCGCTGAGACAGCAGAGATAATAAGCATTGCTACTGGTGCGGCTACACACATCAGGCCCCACCAATTCCTTCTTTGGTCATGTAAAACCTCATGAACAATTCTTTGTTGATCCCATGGGGCACTGGCTCATCGAACCGAAACCCCAACCATTTGAGCCACTGGATATGAACCTTGTTGTGCACCCACACCCAGTTCTCCAGGTGGCCGTGCACATCGAGCCACTGCTCCACGTAGCCTCGGCAGTGCCGCAGGAAACTCTTCCGAATCCCCTTCAGCTCCTCAGAGGCCAGCATCCATGGGTGCCCCGGCCCTCTACCTTCCCCCCACTGGAGGAACTCTGCGATGCCGAAGAGGACCACCACCCGGCCCCTCCAGACCACCGCGTAGGCGATGTTAGAGATGGCCAGGCAGTAGCGGAGGGTGGCCTCAGCAGGGAGCCCTAAGGCGTGTGAGATTTCCTCCAGGTCCTCCCTACGGAGCCGAGGGGCCAGCTCGAAGGCATCGGCGCGGGTGGCCAGCCGAACGAACGGCTTGTCAGATACCGGCGCTGCGTTTTGCATAGAATCCTTCCCAGTCGGCGCTCAGGAACGAGCACGGCAGAGGGGAGTCCGATACCAGCTCGATGTCCACAGTCGTGTTCTGGGACATAATCGGGAAGCTGAAGGCCCCATCTTCGAAGTTGGCTAGGCCATCCAGCCCGATGGTGGAGGAGCCAAGCCCCAGGTTCTTGCCGGTGTACGTGTAGGTGTACGTGGGGCGTCCACGGGGGGTAACCGTCGCCTGGAAGTAGCCGGACTCTGCATGGTTCACAGACATCTTGCGGAGCTGTAGACGAGCCACACTGTCTGACTGCTCCCCACCGTTGCGGGTTCTCTGCTTGGGTACGATGGTTGAGAAGCGATAGCGGAAGTTGTACTTCCGTCCAATCACCAGTCCCATCTCATCCCCGATGTCCCCAAGGACCTTTGCGTTCACCCCATCCCAAATGACTTCGTGGATAGTGCCAATGTCGAACCCACTGCCCATGCTTCCCACAGCAAGGTAATCATCAGTGGAAGGCTCATAACCCAGCGAGGCCAGGTTGATGATCGTATAGGGGGCCGCGTAGGTGAAGTTACCAGGAGCCAGGTTGTTGGCGTCCAGTGTCACCCTCCGGTCGAGGTGAACCAGATAGTAGGGGTCACGGTCTGGAGCGCCCACGTTAGCCGTAGAGGACAGGTCGAGGGTTTCCAAATAGAGGCCGTCGTCTGGGCGTTGGATCACTATGACCAGCGCGGACTCAAGGAAGTCAACATTCAGAACCTTGTCCGAGAAGTTGAACGCCCACTTGGACCACGAGGATTGCAGCTTCTCGTTGTTGTTCCAGTAGAACTTGTACACGAAGATGACATTCGGAGCGTCCTTGCTGATGACACAGAGGGTGTCCTCGTTGGACGCCACAGCGAGCTTGGTGATGTTCTTCGGGAGGTACTGGGGCACGTGACTGGTGACATCGGCTGCATCATTGTTGCCAGTGTCGTTGTCCACGTAGTATTCCCGGATGCCCGAGTAGGACCCCTTAGGAACAGCGAAGTAGACAACCTTGCCCACACCCTCAGGGTGGACATCAGGGCTGCACTCGAACTCCGTAGTGGGCTGGATCGCGATAGTTCTTGGGGTCAGTAGGTCCCCACTCTCCACCGAGAACTGGGTCTGTGCGGAGAACAGAAGGAGCTGCTTCGAGAACGGCACAGCGGCCACCAGGTTGGAGACCTTTGTGTGCGACACCGAGACATCAATTCGGTCCGAGTCCAACAGGTCCGTGACCGTGGCTGGGTAGAAGTTGAAGAAGGAGCCAGCCTCGGAGAAGCACACTGCCTCGTCCGAGACGAAGCCAAGACGGTTCCGGTAAAAGAAGATGTCGCTGATGGTACGGCCCACGAAGGTTGGATGGGGGGCGGAATCCGCATCCCCCACCTTCCTGGTGTCCCAGTCCAGAGGTTTGAACGTGAAGGTCCCATCAGCCTCCCGCACGAGCCCCCAGGGCATCGATTGCTTCTCGAAGCCGGTGCTAATGCCAGGCTTTAGGGTCTCGCGCCACACCCCGGTGCCGCCATTAGGCTTGTCGTATTTGACCCAATAGTTATCAAAGGCGGAGGTCTTGTCCCCCACGATCTCGATGGTGAAGTCCTGGACCCCCGCGTTGTTGGGGAGGTCTGAGAACCGCTGCATCTGGTTCTTGACCGCGTACATGGCCGCATCTCCATAACCGTCTGAAGTGGTCACGGAAAAGTCTGTGGTCTTCGTGAGGTATAGGACGGAGCCATACTGGACCACCGTGAGTCCAGCTATTGCCGAAGCGGTGATCGCAGTTGCGAGTTGAGTGGCGATGTAGTCCGTGGCGATCTGGGCAACGTGGCCACCAGCAGTGCCATCAGGGGTCGTGTAGGAGCCTGCCATGGTGCCGTTGATGGTCACCTTGTAGGTCTTCGAGTAGAGGCCCGTCTTGACCACGATGAGGGACTCGAAGGGTCGTGTGGGGGATGATGTGCCGTTCTCCAGGACGACAGAGTTGCGGTTCAGGACAAACGTGTAGTCAGCCACCGTGACAGCTCGGAAGGCAGTCTCAGGGGTGGCGTCATTGAGGTATGCCTTACCGTTCGGGAACGCTACAGTCTTCTCTCCCCCGGCCAAGTCATAAACCTTGAGGTCCGTGTCCGTGATGACCACAACATACTGCTCGTCCTGATCGCGGTTGATTGTGTGGATGTAGGCTCCCCCTTCGATGGGGTCGGAGAGGCGTTTGATGTGTTTTGTGGGGGGTCTCTTCTTCAACCCCTGCGCCACCGTGCTGAGTCCATTCTCCTGGATTTCAGCCTGAGACGCGAGGCGAAGGGTGTAAGGTTGCTGCGAGACCCCATTCACCAGATTGGCGATTGAGGAAGAAACCAGTGGCATAGATTATGTTCGTTGGAGGATGTGGTTCACTGACCAGCTTCCGGTCAGCATGTTGTGTTTGCCGGTGACCCCTTCAGCCTTCTTGAAGGTCACTCGTGCATCCCGCTCGTCTTCTGCCGTGAAGGCATAGAGGGTGTCGGAGCCCACCGTCCGGGCTTGGAACACACGGGCGGCTTTGACAGCGACGTAGTGGCGCGCAGTTTCAGGCAGCTCCTCAAACGGGAGTACCACCACGAGGTCCACCTTCAGGCCCTTCTCGAACTGGTAGGTGTGGTTCTTGCGGTCGTACAGCCTGGTGCCCCGGTGAACCGCATCAGTGTCATAGTCCGGGTACACCGTGACCACGCGGAGGCAGTTGAGGGGGACGCTGATCTCCTTCGAGGGGATGCTTGGGGTAAGCGGGAAGGCCTTCTCAGTGTTGAAGTGCCAGCCCTTGGACTGCACCGTGCGGGATACCTCGGAGAGGATTTGCCGTGCCAGTACAGCGTCCACCACCGTGGTGTCGGAGAGGTTACTGAGGGGGCTCTCACCGATCACCGACAACATCAGGTTGACCGCCTCCAGTTCGGAGGTGGGGGTTACAGCGGTGGCCATGAACTAGGCCAGTTCTGTGATGTTGAGCGTACCTGCTGCGGCCACCTGGATCACCGCTAGGGTTTCGCCCGAAGCCACTTGGAACACCTCGGGAACTCCAGGGGTCAAGTAGGTGGACGTGGCTAGGGCCGTAGGGGCCACCGCGATCTTGATGCGACAGGCGGAGGTGGCGATCACACGAATAACTTTGGTGCCACCTGCGAAAGCTGTTGACGCTGTACTGGCCGCGCCGATGGCTACGTCCTGTGAGGCTCCAAGCTTGAATGCTGGGAGGGGGTAACCGTTACTTGCTGCAAGAGTTGTCATGTTTGGACCAATAAAAAAAAGCCCCACCAGGAGCCCCCGAAGGGACCCCCGATGAGGCTTAGGGTTGCTGCTGATTAGGAAGTCTTCACTTCCACTGCGGCCTGAGGAGCCAGGGTGCCGTAGCCCTTGGCGAACTTAGCCACCACCAGGGTTGCCTGGTAGCGAGCCTCGTACTCGGCATCCATCGCCAGGTCCATCAGCGTCACAGCGCCCAGGGCACCCTTCTGGAGTGCCAGGCCCACTGTGGTGGAGAAGGTGCCAGCGTACTTGTCGCCAGTACCAGCATCGGTCGAGCCCGAGGCAACCACACCCGAAGGGAGGTTGTTGGTCTTGACGATCTCCATGCCAGCCACACGCAGAACGTTACCGTCCGCGTACACGCCAGCACCACCCCAATCCTTGTTGAAGATTTTGGTGTTCTGGGCCAGCAGGAAGTACTGAGCGGGCTTCAGGAAGAACACACGGTCCTCTTCCGGCACATCCTTCTCATCGAACTTCTGAGCGGCAGCGTAGATGGATGCGATCAGAGCTTCCGAGTCGGTGCCAGCAGTGGCCGAGGTGATGACCGAACCACCCTGCTCACCCGTGATGCGGGCAGCAGAACGAGCGGCCAGGATGCCCAGTTGCAGGAGCTGCTTATCCTCGGTGTTAGCCAGGAAGATGCCAAGCTGTTTCGAGTACTCAGAGCGGACATCGTAGTGCGACATCGCCTCATCGTAGTTGGCAATCGAGACATCCGATTCCAGCAGGTCATCGATGGTGATGACCACTTCGTTGTGGTTGATGCCGCGACCGTTGATCTCGGTGCCAGGCACATGGTAGCCACCGGTTGCCTTACCCATAACTGGGAACTGGGCCGATTTACCAGAGGTGATCTGGCGGGTACGGACATACTTTGATGCGACACGCTTAGTTTCGTAAGCGGTCAGGATTTCACCCGCGAAGACCTTGAGTGCGAGTGCTTTCGCGTCACCTGCCTGATTGATTTGCAGGATGCGCGAAGGAGTCATATTTGCCATTTAAATTCCAGTGAATGAGTTGAGAAAAGTCGTTGGAGCGGCTTTCCATGACCCACACACGTCTCGTAAGGTTGTCTCCCTCGGGAGGCCAAAGATTCTCTGTGTTTAGTCTTGGGAATGCAGCAGAGCCACCGCGTAGAAACGCAGTGCGGCTAGGGCTTTCTCTTCAGTTCACTAGGCAAAAGGGTGGGGATTCTGGGTCAGGCTCCCCGTGGGCCTGTTATCGGGCTTTGCCGTAGTTGTGGCGGTGTGCGTCGTTCTGGGCGTTTGCCGTAAGGGTCCCATTCGATGCCAGCTTGGACACCGAGGAACTCGGGTGGCCACCGGCTTTGAGAGCTGCGGCGTAATCGGGATGGGCCTCCGTAACCACACCGGCTGCGTTCACGGTGACGAACCGGGAACCACGGAGGTATGCGGCTTGGAGGTCTGCTGTACTAAGGGCCATACTTCTCCTTTCTATTTGATCTGAAGTCCGGTGTTCATGCTAGTGGTAACCCCATTTCGCGTGTACTGTAGGTCCCCGTTGTTGACTACATGGTTTGACTTCTTGGTCTCGGTGGCCTTGTAGAACCCGAGAGGGTCTCCCCACTTGGTCTTTCGGACGTTCAATGGGTCCCCCGCAGTGGCGGTATTCCCGTGACTGAAAGGCGTGGGGTTAAGAGCGGGAGTGCACATTACTTCACCTTTTTTAGTTGGGCTTGTTTTTTCACCCAGCTCTGAAGGCCCGTGAGCTGCTCGGAGTTCTTCAGCGAGGTGCTGTAGTTTTCGGCCACAGTGGTTGCTGCATCTTGCGCATCCACAGGGTCACCTGGGTTTCCCGGCAGTGTCTTCAGGGGCCGTGCTGGGCGCATCAGTGGCTCCGGGGGAGTCGGGAAGGTCCCGGCCTGTTGCGGCAGCGTCGTGCAAGCTCCTAAAACCAGGAGGCAGAACACACACATTACGCGGTACATAAACGGGTACTTTCTTGATGATGGACTCACCCTTCTCATGGATGACCTGTAGTCGATCCACATACTTGATGACTTCCACCGTGGTGATCTCAGCGGCCTTCTTTTCGAGGGCTGCTACCTTGATGGCTTGGACGGCCTTGTAGGACTTGAACTCAGCGGCCTCCCAGCGGACCCCAGCGATGAACGCTAGGACCACCAGAGAGACCACTCCAATCAACTTCCAGGGCATTGCCTTGAGCTTCGTGAGCCAAGGCAGAAGGGCAAGCGGGATCACGGCTTCGCCCTCTTGGTCTGGTTGATGAGGCGGGCCAGGAGGATGGCTCCGCCGATGTAGGCGTGCCAGTGGGCGGGAAAGTACGACTGTACCTGCGGGAGGTACTGGTAGGCCCCCTCCAGGAGCACCAGGAGAAACGCGAGTTGCACCGAAAGCCACCTGTAGGCCTGCTTCCAGTCTTCCACCAGGTGGGCCTTAATCCGGTCCCACATGGTTAGATCACGTTCGAGCGTGCGATCTTCGCAGCCACCTTGGCACGGAAGGCAGGGTCCGACTTGTACAGTGGGTTGCCCATGTCGGCGGTGATCTGCGCGGTGGACTCGTACTTGTCACCCACGGCGTTCGAGACGCGGCCAGCCAGGAGGTTACCCTCGGTAGGGTTGGCCTCAGCGTACTTCGCGGCCAGTCCCTGGAGGGCGAGCTGCGCCTGGGCCTTGTCGCCCGAGTCGATGGCCTTGTTGTAGGCAACCTTCTCGGCCTCGGTCAGGCTCTCAGAGGCCCACGTGGCGATCTCGGTGAACTTCTCATCACCGCCCACCACGGCCTTCAGCTCGGTCTCGTAGGCAGCACCCAGGGCACGCTGGCCCTCGATGTACTGGTCCACGAGCGCCTTGGGATAGCCGGCCTTGGCCAGCTTGTCGTAGCTCTCGGTGGACAGCTCACCCTTCTGGGAGAACTCGGTGGAGAACTCGTTCAGGTCCAGGCCCTTAGCTTCCAGCTCCTTGGCCGCAGCATCGGCAGCAGCCGGATCGGCAGGGTCCGCAGCGGGGTCAGCCGGTGGGTCCGCAGGCTTGGTTCCCTGCTTCTTCTCCAGCTCCTCGTAGGCCTTGGCCATATCCTCCACGGACTTGAACTTCTCGGGGAGCCAGCTCGGACGCTCGGGGGTGGCCGCAGGGTCAGCCTCAGGGGCCGCTGCGGGGGCCTGCTGGCCATCCACCTTGGCGACCATTGCGGCCTCATGGGCCTCCTGTGCCGTGGTGTCCGGGGTGTGGGTGATGGTCACTTGGTCCGTCATCAGAAGTCCTCGAAAGTCATCATGATTCCGTTGACCTCTTTGGCCTCGGTCTTCACGGGTTCAGCGGCTTTCGGAGCCACCGGCTTGGCCGCGTCTTCGATCTTCAGTTCAGGCGCTGGGGCCTGATCCTTCTGGTTACTGGCTTGCTTGGGACTTGCCATTTTCCATTCCTTGTTTGAGTAGGCCACCGGCCTGGTTGATCATTGGGGTAAGACCCTGCTGCAACATTGCTGCTTGCTGGGCTTGTGCTTGTTCCTGGGCCACCTGATCGTCGGACTTCACGAGGCCCTTCATGTCGATCCCGAGGGCAGTGCCACGGCGGGTCATGTAGTCGCCCCAGTTGACGCGGGAGCCAGCTTCAGGAATCTGAGCCACTGCGGCCACGAACTGGTCGAGCTTGGTGAGGTCATTACCGCGCCCCAGAGCTTCGAGACCCGTGACAATCACCGGCTTCACCGCCTTGGCAGGCAGGACCGGTAGACGCCTCTGCTTCTCCATCTGGTAGATGAGGCGGCGGATAAGCGGGAGCTGGAACTCCTGGGACAGGATGGAGTAGATACCACCCAGCGCAGACTCCAGCTCGTTGGCCACGTACCGAATCTCTTCAGCGGTGACACGTTCGCCGGTACGCTGGACTGCGGAGTTCAGGAGGAAGGCGTAGGACAGCCTGGTCTCGATACCATCGGCGGTGTCCTTGGCCACGCGGAAATCGTTGTACTTCTGGAGCTGGAGGACCGTTACGTCCTGCTCCATACCTTCGACCACTGCGCCGTTCTCAGCCTCGGCCAGGTCATCCTTCTCGGTGACACCGTTAGGGTTCACCAGGAAGAGAATCTTGGCCGCTGCTGCGGCACCTTCCACGATGGCCTGCTGGAGGCCTTCAAGGGACTTCAGGTCCCCCAGGTACTCCTCCACGTAGCCACGCCCGTAGTCCTCGCCGTCGATCTTGGTGAACCGAACGGGGACCCAGGGGGACTTATCGATGGGGTACGTACCACGGGTGCCTGGGACTTCTACCCCTGCCACCTCCTGGTACACGGACCACTTCTTCCCATCGCGGTACACGTGGGTGTAAATCTTCAGGGAGTCTTCCTTGCCCTTCTTGTCCGCTGGGGTGCTGGGCTCCTCAGGGACGAGGCCCTCAGGCAGGAGGTCCTTCTCGATCTCCTCCTCAGTGATGATGTCCATCACGGTGCCCATAGGGTCCCTGCGGACCACGTAGCGGGACAGGTGGAACACCCGCATACCGCCTGCGGGGGGCAGGTTCAGGAGGACGTTCCCGCCCACCACCAGGTGCTTCAGCGCCTCGAAGGCACCAACCCGGATAGCGTTGGACTCGATCTCGTTCTGGACTGCGCGCTCGGACTTGTTCAGTCCTTCCTCAACCTTGGCTCGCATACCCTCTTGTTGGGTGAGCTGCTCCAGGGCGAAGTCGTCAATCGTGTAGCGGAACGGTGGGGTGTTAACGGGGAACAGGGACATCAACATCTTCGCGGAGAGGTTGTTGACTCCTCGGGCACCGATGCCCTGCCATGGGGTGGGTAAATCGGAGGACCCGTGGTGGCCCTCAGGTGGGATCAGCGTGGGGATTGTTAGCGTGGAACAGACACGCGCTCTGCGGAGGAAGGGCTCACGGTTCGTCTTCCACTTCTCGAAGAGGGAAGCGGCACTCTTAGCCATGCACCCTCCTTACTGTCCGACCGGAAGATTCAATCCCGAGGAGCCACTGGCGCTGGACGATGCGAGGTCGATGCGGAGAGACTTGCGGCCCTTGTTCATCTTGTTCGTGTTCGTTCCCTCCGAGGCTGAGCTAGCAGCGGGTTGGAGGACGTTCGGTGGGGCAGGGGGTGGCGGAGGTGCTGGCGGTGGCGGAGGCTTAGGCGGCTCCGGGGCTGAACACATAAAGTTTATGCTCCTAAAATTTCTACGGTCTGCTTCTCGTATTGGTGACGAAGAAAGCGGACCACACTTTGTTGACCCTGGAGGATCTTGAATACATCCGGGGTGGCCTTGAGGTCAGTCGGGACGGTGTCTTTGAACTGCCTCTCCAATGCTTCTAAGAGGCCCTTCGACACCTTAGGAAAAGCTGATTTGGTCATTCCGAATATCCTATTGTGAGCCCGACTCGCCCGATAGCTTATTGGCTGCGCGGACGATCAGGCCGTTGAAGTAGCGGCGGATCACGTAGCTTCGCCCAACCGAGATGGCCGTGTAGATCATGCCCATAATGAAGTTCGCACCAGGCGATATGTGCAGGCCGAACAGCGGGAAGATCAGGAGGTTGGCGAAGTAGTTGATGCTGAAGCCGATGGCGGTATTGATGAGGGCCTCGGCCAGAGACCCCTTGCGGGATTGGCTCACTTGATGCGCGGTCCGTCTTGGCTGATCGACTGGATGGACTTGGAGGTCTCGGGACCAATGGTCCTCTTATCCAGCTCGGTGTGGTGGTGTGGCTTCTTGTCCGCGTGGAGGGCCTTCAGGTGTTTCACCTTGACCTCCAGTGAGTCGATCAGTTCACCCAGCGGGACAGCCGGTGGACGATCATCGGTCAGCTTCCCGGCCAGGTTCGCGTCCAGGATGATGCCAGCACAGGCGATCACCGAGGCCAGGTGCGGCACGCCAGTCACTGGGTCCACGTTCTCGCCGTTCCACCACTTCTTCAGGTGGCGATCCAGCGCGGCCCGGTAGATGGACGCACGGACACCGGCCACACGCCAGTTGTAGGCACCGTACTTGGTGGCACCTTCGGTGAACGCCAGCGCTGCCATTACGGTCAGGGTGTCAGGCACCAGGTCCAGGGGCAGCTTGGTGGAACCGATGGCGTCCTTGGGGTTGGACTCCTTGGTGTCCGAGATGCCGGCTTGCGCCTCCGGGAGGTCCGCATAGATGGGCTCGTCCTGGATGTGCTCTGCATACTGTGGGAACACCAGGAGTGGGACCTCCGGTTCACCGTCAAAGTTCACATGAAGGTCTCCTGATGAGGAATAGACCTTGCTAACCGTTCCTGTCAGGAGATCACGGCGCTTTGGGCTTGGCCCGGTGTACTTGATACGATCACCTACTTTGAACTTGGTTGCCATAGTTTCACTTGTTTGGTCTTGAAGTTGTAATCCGAGGCGCGGAGGATGCGTGCAACTCGGGCCTGGACCAGGGCATGTTCTTCACCCAGTCCTGCTTTCTCATAGGCTTTCACCACGGCACCCCAGGTGGGGTCCGCTTCGAGGATGCGATTGGCAACCACAGGGCCGATACCGGGGCATCCCCCGTAGTTGTCCGTGGCATCACCCACCAGGGTCTGGAACAGGTGGTAACGATCCGCCTCTTCCTCCGTGACCTCGAACAGGACACGCTTGCCGAAGTTGTAGTGGAAGCCGGGGATGGTCTTGAGGTCCTTGTCGATGGTGCAGACCACCAGCTCGTCCGTGGACTTGCGAGTGGCCAGGATGCCCAGCACGTCGTCACCCTCCAGGGTTGGCCGGGTGATGGTCTCGTACTTGGACCTGGCGTACTCCACCGCGTGCTTGCGCAGCATCGGGGAGCGTTGACCCGCACGGGTGGCCTTGTAGGTAGGCAGGACGTTCAGCCGCCAGATGGCGCTACGGTCATCGTCAGAGAACGCGAGGATGACCTTATCGGCCCCCGTGGCTGTCTGGATGGCCGCTACGCTGTTGTCCAGCGCCCTCTCAACGTCACTCTCGAAGGCGTGGAGGGTCCACAGGTCTTCGTCCCACTTGATTGGCTTCTCCGATGTGACCGCAGCCTGGAAAGCATTTACGTCAGCATCAATCAGGGCGATCCGCATGAGGCTCCTTAAAGGGAAGGACCAGGGCGCACAGCTCTGGCTGATAAAGGAGCTTCCGTGCGGCCTGCTGTACTTCGAGCCCGGTTGGGTAAGCCGGGAAGGTAACCTCGTTGGTTCCTTTGGGGGTCTGAAGGGTCAGCTTGTACATGGTCACTCCTATTTGTTGGTGGACAGGTACTTCATGAGGTCGGGGTTATCCTGGAACACCTGGGTCAGGCCGGTAGCCATCTTGCGGACCACGGTTTCCTCAATGCGTGAGTGGCCGATGTCCATCAGGTGCCAGATGCCGTGCATGATCTCGTGGAGCACGGTGTCCCGCTCCTCCACAGGGGGCTGGCCATCCATGATCTCGATGGAGTTGGTCGCGTAGTCGCACTGACCGAAGGACGCGGGGTCATCCAGCTCGTAGTCGATGGTGAACTCACGGCCCAGGATGCGGACCAGCTCTGGGCGGGCGGTAGGCTTGCGGCTCATTTGGCCACCACGATCTTGTGGCCTGCAATCATTTCGATGTGACCGCCCGTGTGGTTGTAGAAGCGAAGGTGTCTGGTTTCCTTCACCAGGCGTCCATATTCCGCCTCGGTCAGTTCGATGTGCTCGATCTCCTTGCCAGCCACTGCCGCTTCTGCACTGGCCTTGAAGATGCGATCCACTATGGTCTCACGGAAGACGATCTTCATAGCAACCTCAGGTCACGGAGCTTCTCGATACCCATGCCGGTGATGCGCCACTTCCCACCGAACTGGCCGGGGGCGGTGGAGGTCGAGATGTATCCGGTGGATGCGAGGGCTGCGACCTCCAGCGAGTTCTCCCGTGCGTAGTCCGATTGGAGCTTGTACGGGAACAGGAAGGTCCGCTTCAGGACCTCCTTCAGTTTAGGGTTCTTGAACATAGGTTTCTCAGTGAGTTGCGGCCCAGTTGGTGCCGATTTTAGATTCGCCAGCCAGGGGGCAGCGGAAGTGGAAGTGCTCACCCGCTTTGACTACGCAGGCCTCAGCGGTCTCTCGGACATCCTGAGCAATCTCTGGGGTGCGGCACGCGATCTGAACTTCATCGTGGGACCAGGCCATCGTTGCGATGTCCACCCAGCCATTGCGCAGGCCCTTCGCAGCCAGCTCTCCGTTGAGGATCACCAGCCACTTCTTGCAGACTAGGGCACCTGCGGATTGCAGCAGGGTGTTGAGGGCAGCGTGTGGGGACCGGACGTGGACCAAGCGGCCATCAAGGCCTTTCAGGTGGCCACGCTTGGCAGCACCCTTCACGGCATCGATCAGCAGCTTCAGTGCCGGGAGCTTCTTCAGGAAGGTAGACTTGAGTTTCCGTCCAGCGGCCTTCAGGTCATCCTGAGTGGGCACCTGCTTCCCACCGAAGAACACCTTGAGGAGGTTCTCGAATGGCAGGCCCTTCTGCTTCGCTGTCTGCACCATGCTGTAGATGATCTTGCCGATCTTCTCATCACCGGCCCCGTAGAGGAACCCGTAGATGAACGTCTTGGCACCATTACGGTACAGCTCGTGCAGCCCGTCTTTCTTGTCACGTGCGGCCTCGGTGATCCCCATAGCCTGGACGTTGGCCCAGTGGACATCACCGTTGACCACGAGGTCCGCATACTTGCCATCGTCATACTTCGCCATGAAGTGGGCCAGGCAGCGCAGCTCCAGGCCTGAGGCATCGGCACCCACCTGAGTCCACCCTGGGGGGACACAGAAGAGTTCCCGGCACTCGTGGCCATAGAGGGACCCCGAGGCTGGCACTTGGGAGATGTTCGGATAGGCATGGGTGGCCCGTCCGGTCACCGCACCATTCGGGTTGACGGAGCCGTGAATCTTCCCGTTGCGTTCCACCTTGAGCCACGCCTGGTTCCCCTCAGCGAGCTGGGAGACCCGCTTGGAAACCGTGAGGTACTCGGTGAGGAGGGGCACAGGGGGATACGGAAGGTCACCCACGGTGTCTTCATCCACCTTCGGCTTGCCGCCATCGGTGAACTCCTCGGGGACCCAGCCGTACAGCTTCTGGAGCCGATCAGCGATGTGGTCACGGGAGCCAGGGTTGAACTCCACCAGCTTGATGCGGGTGTACTCTTGGCCCTCGGTGAACTCCTCGAAGTGGCCCCACTGGTCGTAAGCGGCCTTGCCTTTTTCCTTGATGCGGCGGGACACGATTCCGTCCGGGTGCTCATGGAAGACCTTGCGAGTCTTCGAGGGCACAACCTTCCCAGCCGGGGCGAACCAATAGCGGAAGTAATCCTTCAGCTCCCGTTCCAGCTCACCCCGGCGTTGCGCGAGCTGCGCATACAGGGCAGCGGCCTTCTCCCTATCGAAGGGGAAGCCGTTGCGCTCCTGCTGCGCCACGTACCACATGATGCCGTGTTCAAGCTCCAGCGCCTCAAGGGAGTAGTTCTTATCGAAGATGCGTTTGAAGAGTGCCTCGGTGACCACCACGTCCTGGACGCAGTAGTCGAGCATCTCTTGGGAGAGCTGCTTCCACTCGTCCCCATCCTGGTAGGAGTCCCCAGCCTTGGCCTTGAACTCAGTGGCGTACTCGCCCTTCATGAGCTTCAGGCGGTAGCCCCAGGCCTCCAGGGAGTGCAGGCCCCAGAGCTTGCCGGGGAGCTGGCCCTTTTTCAGGAGGAGGTTGTCTTGGTCCTTGATGTTGGCCCAGATGACCCGCGTTGCGGCCAGGGTGTCGAACACCTGGTCTCGGTCATAGGTCCAATCCGGGTACAGTTTCTCGATAACTGGGATGTCGTACTTGATCACGTTGTGCCCACCGATGGGGCCACTGGAGAGGAGCTTCAGCCCCTCTTCGATGGACATCTCCGCCACCATCGGGAACCCCGAGGGGATGCAGCGGATGAGGCGTTCAGTTTCCAGGTCCTTGATGACCAGGCAGTGGATGGTGGAGACGGTATCAAGTAGTCCGTTTGTTTCTAGGTCGAATAGCTTCATACCGTCCTATCGTTAGGCTGCGCGCTGAAACTCGGGGTACTTGCCCAGCAGCCGGTCGATGCGGCGTTCGCTGCGGAGGGTCTGTCCGTCATCGTCAGCACGGCAGATGCGGAAGACCTTGGCGCGCGAGTCGCGGATGAAATCATCGTGCATGAACACGGACTCACCATCGAAGGTGATCCGGCTCAGGCCCAGGTCGAAAGTTCCGGCCAGGTCCAACTTGTTCGAGAAGTCTGCGATGATGAACTGGACATCGTAGCCATGCATCTTCTGGGTCACATCCCAGACCCCGTGCATGTCAGAGCGGAGTGCGTAGGTGGAGAAGGCTGCGGGGATGAGCTGCTTGACGCTGGGGTGGATCACACCGGCTGGGAACTCGTCAGCTCGGAGGAAGACATCCACGTCTTTAATGGGCCTGCCATGGTAGGCGTCCCTCAGGGCACCACCACCGATCACGGGGTGGGACCCAGGGAACATGACCCGCACTTCCCGGAGGATCACCGAGAAGAAGTACAGGCGGTCTTGGAAGTTCATGCTTAGGCAAGCAGCTCGTTCAGCTTGGTGCGGATGCGGGCTGCACGGATGGCCGAGTATTCGTGGGTTGCTGCGTCTGCCTGGGCCTGCTCTGCGATGTAGGTGTGGAACTCGGCTGCGGCCTCGTGAGTCTCTTCGGCCACCTTCAGCTTGGCCACAGCCAGTTCCAGGTCCATGATGGCGCTGGTGACGGAGACACGCTTGCTGATCAGCTCTACGATCTTGGTGAGGATATTACGGATGGTTTCCATGGGGTCCTTAGAACTCGGGTTTGGTTTCGTCTTTGAATGGAGATGCTGCGTGGGGTGCTTCGGTTACTGTGAGGAGGCCGGTGTCCCGGTCGTAGCCGAGGTAGATCGCTACACCGGTTGCTTGGCCGGTGTAGCGATCCTTCAGGACCCGCAAGATGGTCGTCATGCGAACCGCTGGGTCTTCTGCTTGCTGGTCTCGTTCGAGGCCGAACATGAAGTAGCTCCAGAAGCCAATGGCGCGGGAGCCCTTGAAGTGGCGGATAGAGACCCGGCCACCTTCCTCGTGGGGCTTACCTTCAGGGGTCGTGAGGTGGCTCACGAAGTGGATGATGATGCCCAGCTCGTTGGCCAGGCCTGCCATCTCCTTCATGATCTGTTCGAGGGAACCCTTCTCATCCGCTGTATCAGCCATCGCCGTTAAGTGGTCGATGTAGATGAGCTTTATTCCCTCACTCACAGCCATGAATCGAATCTTGGCCTTCACGGAGTCCCACTCGGTTTGCCCGAAGGAGTCGTAGAGGACCAGGCTGTCACCCAGCTTGGCCACGGTCTCGGTCAGCTCCTCCTGGGTCCAGCCGGTGTCGGGGACGTGGAAGCGTTTGCCTGCCACCTTCCCGGCCACCCGCTTGGCGGTCTCGGTTGGTTTCTGTTCGAGGAAGATGGTGCCAACACGCTGGTGCAGGACCGTGATGTCATATGCAATCTGCTGGGCCAGGAAGTCGGACTTGCCCACCCCTGTACCGGCACCGATGCCATAAACCTCCCCTGGGCGTCTCCCATGGGTGAGGCGAGTGAGTTCATCGAGAAACCACGGGAGTCCCATAACGGTGGGCTTGAGGATTTCCTCCCGCAGGTCGATCACGTTCACTAGGCCATCGGGCCGGTACGCCTTGGCGTTCCAGATTGCGGAAATGATGTCCCGCTCTCGTCCCGCCTGTAGTAACTCGTTGGCATCCTTCAGAGGCAGCGAGGCCACCTTGCACTTCCCCGGAGAGAAGAGTTCGGCGCACTCGGCTGCTGCTTCACGGCCAGGCTCGTCCTGGTCGAACATGAGGATGACGCTCTCGAACCCTTCAAGGTATTCGAGGTTTCGTGAGATGGCCTTCTTGGCCGCTGGGGCACCGTTGGGGACGGAGACCACGGGCCACTTGTTGCCCTGGGCCTGGGAGACCGACATCGCGTCGATCTCACCCTCGGTGACCACGATCATCTTCCCGGAGGTGCCCCATAGGTTCTGCCCGAAGAGGGGCAGCTTGGCACCGTCACCAACCGTGATGAAATTCTTATCGGCGTCTCGGACCTTCTGCGCAATCATCGTGCCTGAGGCATCGTAGTATGGTGCGAGCTGGACCTTCTTGCCTTTGTACTCACCGACTTGGTAGCCGAACTTTCGTGCGGTCTCCTCGGTGATCTTGCGCTTCAACAGGGGGGCATATTCCCCTGAAATCAATCCTTCCACTCGGGTGGTCCTTTGGCGGTTAGTAGGTGTGTGCGATCCGTCAGTGGCTGGCTCGTAGTGGTCACAGCCGAAACAGAAAGCATGGCCATCGGAGTACCTGGCGAGGTTGTCGCGGGAGCCACATGCAGGACACGGCTCCTTACCGACGAATGAACTATCGCTGTCGTGCATGTGTCCTAAAGAAAAAAGAGGCCAGCCCGAAGGCCAGCCTCAAAGTACAACTAGGAGAAAACAACATGAAAACTTTGGATGAGCGGCTGATTATCCGTATGTGGTCCCGATGATTACTTCGTCGTCAGCCGTGCACGTGTTTCGAGACTGAACCAGCCCTTCGGAGCATACGGGTGCTGCGGCTTGCGTTGAGGTGCTGCGGGTTTCTTAGCGTGCTTCATACGGCTCCTTCAGTTGGTGATGTGGTTCTCTTTCAGCCAGGTCTTCACGTCGAATGACGGACAGGCCTTAGCCACTTTGGGGAAATCGCGGTGGCCCTGGATGTGGGCTTTCGGGTAGTCCTTCTTGAGCCCCGCCAGGAGTGCCTTCAGGGACAGCCACTGGGCCTCCGTGAAGTTGTCCTCGGGGATGCTGATGTCCTTCTCGGACACACCTCCGACCATGCACACGCCCACGGAGACTGAGTTCCAGTTCTCCACGTGGGCACCAATCTGGTTCTGCGGGCGGCCCAGCTCGATCTTGCCGTTGCGGCGGATCACGTAGTGGTAGCCGATGCACTTGAAGCCACGCTGGCGGTGCATCCGGTCGATCTCAACGGCACCGATGTCCTGGGAGGGGCGGGTGGCCGCACAGTGGATGGCGATGTAGTCGGTCGTGGCACGGTTCTTGGTGCCTGCGTCGTAAGTCATTCCGGTTTCTTCTTGGGCTTCTCGCGTAGCCAGGCATCAGGGATGTCCTTGTCTGCGAAGAGGAAGCCGTTCTTCTCGCACCAGTCCGCATAGGAGGTGGTGGAGCGTTTGTTGATCTTGGTCTTCGAGTTCGAGAACACGAAGCGGATGTCTAGGTCAGGGTGCTGTGCCTTCACTAGGAGGTGCTTCTGGCGATCCTCCGTGAGGAAGCGGCCCTTTGACTCAACGATGATGCCGTTGGCCAGGAGGAAGTCTGGGGTGTACTTTCGGCCCTTCGCAGGTTCCACGAACGGGAGGGTTAGTTCCTCGAACGTGAACCCCACCCCTTTCGAGGTGAGGCTTGCTGCGATCTTCTCTTCGAGACCAGACCGGAACCCATATTTGAGTGCGGTCTGTTTGGCGGTCAAAGGAGGAGTCTTAGAACTCTTCTTCGCCGCTACCACTTTCGTCCTTGAACGGGGTGTCCGAAGCTTGTTCGTCCGAGGCTTCGTAGCCTTCCTCTTCATCGAAGCCGTAGTCGCTCGAACTGCGCTGACCGCCCGAGACCAGCTCGATGATCTGCACTGCGTTCAGGCGGAGCTTCAGGCCTGCGGAGCCGGTGCCGGGGATGAAGTACGGACTGGCCTCGAAGGAGACCTTACCTTCCGTGCCGCCCCAGACCTGCGGGACCTTCAGCATCGGCTTGCCCTTTGCGTCAAAGATCGCGGGCTTGCGGGACCACTTCTCCTTCTTCTTGTTCTCGCCCGAGGCGGTCATGTCGAACTTGAAGATGAGGTTGCCGGTGGGCTCCTCGGTGTCCTTGTCGTACTCGATGGCGTAGAGGTCGTTCTGGGTCAGCTCCTTGAGCTTCTTGCGGGCTTCGACCTTCAGGCCCTTGAACTCCACCTCGCCATCGGCAATCGCCTGGTCGTAGATGGGCTTCAGCTTGGCGATCAGCGGTTCAGCATCGGCCTCGCTCAGGATGAGCTGGACCTTGTAGACGCCATTCGGCTTCGGGAACTTCTCGTTGCCAAAGTCAGGCTTGTCCAGAGCGGGGTAACGGAAGACGCCACGAGGAGTGGTCGCCTTGAAATTCTGCGGTTTCTTGTCTGCCATAGTGTGTTGGTTTTGGGGGTTAGGTGCGGTAGCGAGCTTCGAGGGCTGAAACGTCATAGCCCAGCTCCATCAGCTCGGTGGCCAGGGTGAGGGGGATGGTCCAGCCGTGCTTCCATTGCTCGATTGCGCGTTCCAGCGCCGTGCCCTTGAAGTAGGCTGTTTCGATTTCGTCTTCGTCCATAAGTCCTTGGTTCGGTTGGGTTTGCCGGGGGAAGCGGCTGGTTTATCCGTATGTGAGCTAGACGCTTCCCCGAACCGAACAGTTGCAAATGTGGAAGGATTAGGCGAAACAAAAGCGCGACTCGGCCACCTTAGCCAAGTCCAGGGTACCACTCTCAGGTAGCGGCTCCATCTTCGCCCGCTGCTTCTCACTGAGCTGCGCGGCCAGCTCGTCACGGAAGGAGCCCAGCACGTCAATCTCCGTGTACATCTCTATGAACGCCTCGCGGACCACATGGAAGAGAACCTCAGTGTCCCCTGCGGTGGTCCCGAAGGAGTCATGGATCATCGCGAAGGAGTTCACCCCGACCTGCTTAGCGCGGGCCACGGTGAGCATGAGGTGAGACGCATCGCAGGAGTGAATGAAGTTCGGGGAGATGCCTTGCCCCTGCTTCCTCCGGTCCAGCTCCTCCTTCTCCTGGTGCATCACGAGTTGGAGGATGGAGCCGTTGATGGCAGTCCTCACCCTTCGCTGTTCCAGGGCCGGGTAAGCCTGCATGACCGGGAACCCTACAGGGGTGGTCCAGCGCACCGGCAGTTCCTCCTGAGCGGCCAGGGAAGCGGCCCCTTGGAGCCACGTCATGGCCTCACCGGCCTTCACCAGGACCTTGTTCACCGCGACCCAGATGAGATGAGCCATGTAGCCCGCAGCGCGGAACCCATCGGACTCAAAGGGGAACTTCTCACGGTCCACCGTTCCATCTGGCCTGGTGGCTGCACGCTTAGCTGGCCAGAGGATGTCCTCCATGAGCTGTTCCTTGAAGCCGTACTCCTTGGAGCCGTATGCGAGGGTCATCACGGACCGCTTGGTGGTCTTGCGGGTGACCCCGAAGGCCAACCACTGGGTAGCCAGGGTCTTCGTCCCAGGGACCACGTAGGCCACACCATCGTCGGTGTGCTTCAGCTCGTCCCCTGACCCAGAGACTGAATCTTCCGTAGCAGTCTCAATGACTCGCTGGGCGACAAGGGCGTACACGTCTGCGGGCAGGTCACGGGGGACGAGGTTGACTGCGGCTCCACCGATCTCATCCCGCAGCATGGCGCTGAAGTGCTGAATGCCAGAGCAGCTACCGTCCATAGCCACGGGAATTTTGGAGACGAAGGTTTCGCCGTGTTCGACATAACCAGCCCACTCGAAACAAAAAGCAAGGAACTGCCACGGCTTGTCGATTGCCACGTCGCCCACAGAGGAAGCCCATCCACGGTGCTCGTATGGGTCTTTTGCAATTGCCACGATCTCATCTTCGTTCTCCAATACCCAGTTGACGCGATCCTCCAGACTCGCCTTGTCGTAGCCCGCCACGTTTGCCCCGTGGACGGCCAGCCATTTCCACCCCTCCTCACCCAGCGGCTTTCCATGAGCGAACCGCAGGAGCCCCTTCTGGTGGTCAGGACCCTGGGGGCTGATGTGGGTGACTGCGTAGATGCGTCCCCGGAAGTCGAGCTGGTACGGGAAGAAGAGACGCTTGAAGCCCTCGTACCGCTCCGCGATGTCCAGGGTCATGGAGAGGTTGATCCGCATCCCCAGGAGGCTGAGGTTCTCCGTGTGGACCTTGAATGCGGCCTTGCGGTACTCCGCCTGGGACGCCTCGTTGGTCTCGATGTCGTAAGGCTTTATCGGTAGCGGGTGGCCCTCACGCGGAGGCATACCGGCGATGGTCACCCCGTTGGTCCACAGGGTCTTCATGACCGTCAGGACCTGGGAGTTGATCTGCCAGGCTGTGCGCTGGATGGAGTTCACAGCCTCGTAGACGATGGGCATGTCCACGTTGCGCAGCTCCTCCAGGTAGGCCTTGTTCTTGGTCTTCACCAGCTTCAGGGGCCTGATGGCGGAGGACAGGTAGCCCCCATCGAACGGGTTGGTCCAGTCCTTGGGCTGCACCACCATGGGCTCGTAGACCGGGCGCAAGAGGGACGTGATGTTGTTCTTCCGCTCGATCCACTCCAGGGTGCTCGGGAGGGCCTTCACGTACTTCAGGGCCTTCTCCGTGTTCTCCCCATTGGTGGCCACCTCGATCAAACCGATGGACTGCATGAGGAGGTCGATGAGCTTAATCCCCACCTGGAGGCGGTCAGTGCGTGACCACCCCTCCCAGTCGTCATGCTGTTCGGCCACGCGGGTGGCGTAGATGTGCTTGT